ATGTAAGTAATAATAGATGACATAATTAGAATGCGGTTGTGACAGAAAGCCTCTGTGAGACTTGCTCCCGGTATTTGTTATCGTAACTATAGCGTGGGTCTTGCATAGCAATAGTCATCTCCTTAGAGGAGCTAAAAGGCAAAGCCCCGGCTGTTCCCGAGGTGTCCCCTTGGACAAGAGAAACAGGTGTTCCACCGTCCGACTGAAAGCGAGCATAGAGACCACGGATCGCCATAGTTGCTGCATTAACATCCCCTGACTCGACAGTGTTGTTATACACCTCTTGTTCTTGGTCTGTTAAAGCTGTTGCTGCCCACTCGGACATAGCGTCGTAGTTCTCCTTGCCTCCTGCCTCTTGCATCAAGGTTTGTTGTTGTTGGTTAGCCACGGCTTCGTAGCCATTAACATACATATCAACCATCTCCTTAGGGATGCCGTTAGCCTCAAGACTCTTATAGGTCTCTTCGGATAGCTCACCGGTCTCAAAGTATTCTTCGGATGCACTGGTGACAGCACTGTTGGTTACCTCGGGTGTCTCCTGTGTGCTGGTGTTATTGTTGTCTTCGGTCTCGGATGGCTCGGCTTTGTTCTCGTGGAACTGCTTTTCGAGGTTGCTGTAAGCGTCTGCTAAAGCCTCCGGGTTATCAAACTTCTCCGGTAACCACTCAGGGCGTTCCGGGGATGCTTCAGCCGTTTCGGGCTGTTGTTCTGTGGCCTGTTGTGCATCTTGCATCTCAGCCTGTTCTTCAAGAGACATATTCTCTTGTTCTGTGGGTTCGCTAAATGTAACGCTTTCCATATTTATTCTTGTGGTTCGACTGATGGCATATTACCGGCCATAGCTTGATCATTCAAGGCTTTAATACCGGCTGGTCCTAGCTTCTCAGTCATAGCTTGCATCTGTTGCATCTGTGCTTCTTGCTGCATCTGCTCGGCGCTCTTGATGAGTCCTTCGGTCTTGATACCGAGTGCAGTCGCACGACGCTTAAAGTAGTCTTCAACATTAACAAACTGGCCGATAGCTTCTGGTCCTACGACCTGAGCAGCACCGGCAAGGAATAAATCTAATTTAGAAAGATCGTTACCTCTACCAAGGGCTTCTACCCCGGTAACAATAACTGGCTTCACCAAGTCCTTAGGAAGCTTAGGTAACATCTTCTTCTTTTGCATGACTGACATGATGCGCTTCACCAATGGCAATTGCATCTCAGCAGCAAGGAGCGAGTAAAGACCACCTAGGGAAGCCTCAAGCTCTTGGGATAACATACGGATCTCCTCGGCTGTCACACGCTCGGCCTGTCGGACTACACCTGAGGTGAGAAGGAAGGCGGCACCAAGGCGGTCCTTGATTGCTTCCATGGTAACCTGGGCTGTCCTAAAGTCATTGAACTTATCTAGCTGGAGAGTGTTAACATCAGCGGCGTTGCCTTGGACAATAGCACCGTTGGGGCTTTCAGCTAACGTCCGGGCTCTTGTGGTGCCATTAGGGTTAACAAGAAAGAGAACCTTAGCAGCAGCAGCCGATCCCTCAACAATCGCACGGGTCAACGCTTCGAGACTCTGGATGTCACCGAGGTATTCCTCAACGAACCCACGTCCGTAAGCTTCACCGTCAATCCTCGAAAGTCTTAAAGGGATGAATGGGTTGCGGTCCATTGTTACCTTACCACCAGCATACGGAATATCTACACCATTAACATCCTGAGTGATCACCCAGTGTTTGGCTTTCCGTTTACATGAGGTAAACAAGTCCACCTTAGCGTCACTTTCGGCAAGGTTCGGATCTTGTTGTTGAAGTCGTTCACGGATCTCCTCCGAAAGAGTGCTGAATGCAACAGACTCCTTGGTGGCCACAGATAACAAATTACCCATAGGGTCACGCTGAACAACAAAGCGGTCAAGGTGAAAGACTCGTAGTCCTCCTTCATCCGGTAGATATAACAATGCGTTACCGGTGATGATGAGATGCTTAAGGGCTTCGTGAAGAGCAACCCGGTATGCACCTCGGGTAACCTCATCCATCACTAGCTCCTCAAGGGCTTGGAGAGATGCTTCGATCTCACTCATTAACTCAGGTGGAGTCTCGTCCTCGGCAAGCTTCTTTTCGTTGGCTTGGAATCTAAAGAAAGGTGAGTTAGGAGGCAACAAGGCAAGGAGCAGCTTAGAGGCAAGATTGTTAACACCACGGGAACCGACGCCACTGAAGGGTGTCTCTAGGCGACTGTGGGGACCGAAGCCCTCCTCAGGCATAACATAAGGAAGCGTCAGCTTTGAACAGGCCCGTCCTCGGTCAAGGTAGGAATACCGTGCGCCTTCTAGGGTGGTATAGAGTTGCTGTGCTGTCTCGACGTGCATGTGTTATTGTTGTTAAAGTAGTTCCTCGGGTTGAGGTTTGATTGATAAAAATTCTAGTTGGGTAAGCTCTTGGACTCCATCGGTCCCCTCAAGCATCACGTCATCGTTGGCAGTGAAGCGCCAGCAGTCGATGGCTATGAGTCGCCCTGAGCCGTCAGTAGCTTCGGAAAGGTTTTCGACAGGTGGAAGTCCGGTGAGCGTAGTGCCTTGTTTGTTAGGATAGCCACGGTCAGTGTCAACGGCAGATACAAGTCCTGTATAGAGTTCGTCTGGTTGAACAACATAGTAACGAAACCCTGTGTCAGCTCGTGATTGCTCAATGTCTGTAAGTGGTTCTTGTTCGTCGTCCATTAGTCAGGTAGTTCAAGTTCATCAAGAAGCTCTAGGTCTTCTTCGATAGGTGGCTCCCAGCGTAGTCGCTGAAGGTAGGTCTCAAGGTTAATCTCTTCGATACCCTCAAGGTCAAAGTCGTCGGTCTCAAGGATGCCACTGCGCTTAACACAATACAGACGGTCACTGTTGGTCTCTGGGTCTAAGAAAAGGTCATCCCAAAGAGCCAACCAGCGTTCACTTTGTTCGTCAGGTAGGTTCCTTGCGGTGTTACCAGCGGCTGTGAGTTGCTCGTAGCTGTCCTGTGAGCTGAAACGAAAAAAGAGATGGGTCTGGTCGTTCATTAGTTAAGTTCCTCAAGTGGTGGAAAGAAATCAGCGACGGAGTCAACGGTAGGAGCGTCTTCTTCGCCGTCAATGAGTGCGTAACCGTTGTGCTTAAGAATTGCCCACTGGCCACCTTCGTGATGCTCAATAACATCAGCCCAGCGAACCGTTGTGCTGCCATCGTAGTTTTCACCAGCGACGACTTTCTCGTTGTAAGCGTCGAGTGTCTCTCGGTCTTGTGATGTATAATACATGACTAGTAGATAGTGTAAGTGTCGTTGATGTTGTTCTCAATGCCTGTGCGGTTTGCGCTTTGGTCGGTGTTGAAGAATATCATCTCTTGGAGTTTGCCAGTGTATCCAAAGCTAGAAATATTAAAGTAATTTCCAAAATTCATTCCAGAGGTTCCCCAGATAGAGTGAGTTGTGTCTGCTCCTTGATGAACAGCTAAGCTGTGACCAGATAATGCGTTATAAACATCATTTCTTGTCGAAGGATTTACTAGCGTGCCGTTAGCATAAAGAACACCTGAGCCATAATTTGCTCCATTACCTCCACTGCCGTTTCCTTGTTCTGCGACCCAACCATATCTTCCACCATCAGCTAAAAGTGAAGGATACACATATTGAGTATCCGTTGTAGCGGTCACATAATACGAATCAAGAGTCGCTTGTCCGTAGAGGTCGCTGTAAGCAATTCCTAAGTTTGAAATCTCAGTTGGGAAGTTCAACGCAGGTAACCCGCCCTCAGTCACCAACGTGCCAGTATCGACGATTTTTGGTTGTGAGCTTGCGGTTGACTGAGTTACGTGGTTAGTGCCGCCTTGGTCATACCATGTGGTGACGTGGCCATCGTTGCCTGCGCCTACAAAAGCCACAAGCGTCCCATCGCTAACCTCAGATGCCTTGAAGTCGCTTGTAGCACCATCGCTTGAGCGGCGCACATTGACGACATTCGGGTCGGCACTAGCATCGAACGAGCGGAAACTGTAAGCGGCTGCGGGTTGCAAGGTCAGAATGTTCGGGATGATTTGCTCACCGTTGATGTAAACCTGCCAGCCTTTGCCGGAGAGACTATCGATTGCGGCGTTCGTCGCGGCACTGAGTGAGCCAGTGGCTACATTGTAATCAATGTCTATGCCAGCGTCACCCAAAGCAGAACCACCAGATGCTCCGGTAGACGTTGCGTATTTGCCGGATGCATCTATGGATGTCAGTATGTTCTCGACCGATTGAGCGGTGAGTGACGTGCAGCCGTCCCATGTAAAGTTGAAGACTCCGCTTGAGATGCTTGCAGGGTTCCACGAATTAAA